TCACCGCTTCCGCCAATTGATCGCCTTTGCGATCTCCTCGCGCCGATCCTCGGGCGCTCGCAGGACAGTCACTTCCCTTTGAAGCTCGATCCAGTCGGTGTGGGTCACATCGGCGAGGTCGACGACTTGCACCTCCGTCGGGAGACGGCGGCCATTCTTCCAATCACTTAGCAGTTGCGGCGTGACGCGTCGGCGATAGAGCTCGGTCTTCTGATCGTGGCTGAGGCGCGTGATGACGTCGGCGAACATGCTTGCTCCTTTACTCGTTTTGCGTAAGAATCCAAATTACGCGTTTTGAGTACGCTGAAAGATTCTTCATTTTGCCACAGGAGGCGCGGTGGGAGACGGGAGGGCGAGCTTCGCTCGCAGGGGCTGCACGTCGGGGACTTGGGCGAAGCGCATGAACCGATATCCGGCGCGCTCCAGAAGTGCCGCGCGTGCCGCGTCTGCATCCTCGCGGCCGGTGTGTGAGGCGTCGTCTAGCTCGATCACCGCTGTGACCGTGAATGACCGATCGCACAAGACGAAGTCGGCGACCTTGCGGTCGTACCTGTTGCGGTGCGCTCGCTCACTCGTGATGAGCGCGGAGAACGCGACTTGTGTGAGTACCACGGCATCGGGAAACGCCTCTTTGAGCCGCCAATACATCGCTTGTTCGCGGCTGGTGGCGATGGGCTTCCGTCGCGTCGCGAACGTCTCTGGTCGTCCGCTCCTTCCCTTCAGCGCTGCGGCGATGGCCATGGCAGCGACCAGAAATATCGCTATCGCGATCAACGGCAAGGGCAAGTGCTTCATGAGCTTTTCGTGCGGCGTGTTGTCACGTCGTGAATCTACCCGCTGACGCGGGCTTACCGCCCGGAAGGGCAAATCATGTTGAGGTCACAAATGAACGTTTTCCTGCAAATCCTGAAGCTGAACCCTATCCGTGAGGGCGTGGGCAAGCTCTCGGGCAACCCGTACAAGATGCAAGACGCGGAGTGCCTGATCCTCGACGACAAGGGCGACGTCGATCAGGTCGGCGTCCTGATGCTCTCGAAAGAGCAGGTCGGCATCACGGAACCGGGCATCTACCTTGGCACGTTCGCGATGCGCGCGAACACGTCGGAAAAGGGCCAGCGCCGTATCGAGGCGGTGCTCACTGGCCTCATGCCGGTCAAGAAGACGCCCAAGGGCTTCATCACTGTCGACGGCGAGGTGTCGCCTGCTGGTCCGAAGGCGGCTTGATGCGCCTCGATTCCGTCGTGGTCGCTTACCCGTCGTGGATGGGCGGCAAGCTGCCTCCGTGCCGCTTGCGTGGGAACGCAAAGGGCGGCCGGCCGGCGGTTCGTGGCGACGCCGAGCTGACGATGATCGCGCGGCGCCGGGTCGCGCTCGGTCTGACGCAAGGCGAGGTCGCCGATCACCTCGGTGTGTGCCGAGAGACGGTGTCGCGGGTCGAGCGGCGGGCGCCCTACAAGTCGCGCCGTGACGTTCGGATCTTGCGGCTGCGGTCGCGGCTTAACGACTTCTATCTGGCCGTCGAGCGCGGCATGGTGACGCTGTGACGCACGGACACGCGCTGCAGTGGGTGCGCATCGCGTTGTCGGTGGGCTTCCTGGTGGTCGCCGTCGTGCGCTTGTGGATCTACATCCGGGGGCGGCGCCGATGCTCGATCTGATCGTCGCTCTAGTCGTGGTGCTGTTCGCGCCGCTTGTCGTGTGGCTCGGACCTTTGCTCCGCTCTCTTTCGAAAGTGCGGTGATGGGCTACGCGGCGAATGGGTTCTGCTTCGACACCGCTGACGCGGCTGCGGCATATGCCTGCGGGCACGACTATCCGCTTGCGTCGGTGATGGTGGATGCGTCGGGCCGTCCAGCTTCGGTTGTTGTGGAGTGCACCGGTTCGGCGAACAACGTGTTGACGCTGCAGCGTGATGTGAATGGGGCCGTTGATGGGACGTCGTCGCTTGCGTTGACGTCGCCGGCTTGCGACACGTTGGAGTGGCACACCTACTACCCGTTCTCGTGGTCTGCGACGGACGGCGCGGCTGTCGGCGGCGCGATCTTGATCGTATGGGGTGTGGGGTATGCGTGGCGCGCGTTCAGTCGTGCGTTGCGCAGTGGATCAGGCGGGAGTCTCGCGTCTGGTTCTGATGATTGATGGCGTTGCCGGGGCGCCTTTCCCCGGTTGTTTTCCTGAGAGGTGAGTATGAAGAAGAAGCTGCAAGCGCTGGCGCTGCTGGCATCGCAACACAAGGGCCGCATCGTCGGCGGCGTGATCGCGGGTTCGATCGGTCTGGCGCACGCGGATACCACGCCCGACACGACGGCCATCGTCGCCGCGGGCGCGTCCATCGCGGCCATCGGTGCCGCGGTGTTCGGAAACAACGTCGCTGTCCGGCTCTGGGGCTGGTTGAAGGCGGCCTTGGGTCGCTGATCGCGGGGGGCTTCGGCCCCCCTTTTTCGTGTACCTGGTCGGGTACAGCAAAAAGGGGAACGCGATGGGGCTGTGGGTGTTGCTGGCGTTGTTGGGGGGAGCATGGCTTGTCTTCGCGGATTGATGGAGTCGCTGGGGGTGGCGTGCGTTGTCGCCTTGGTGTTCGCGCTGCTGCTGTTCGTCTCGTGCCACGTGTATGCGGCGTCGAACCCGGCCCCGTCTGGCTCGCTCGGTGATGGGCAAGTGCCGGTTGTCGTTGGCACGCAGTACTCGTTGACCTTCCATGGTCACTCGGCTGGGCCTGGCGGTGCGGGGGCTGTCTGCTCGTCAATCGCGGGGCAAGAGCCTGTCACGGATCAGTTATGGCAGGGCCAGCAGTATCACCAGCAGCCTCAGGGCGGCACGTACGTTTCGAACGGGTCGCAGATCTGCTTGATCTTCATCCCCTATCTGCCTAACGAGAACACGTCCGGTGATGGCGCTGCGAACAAGGTGCTCTACACCTTGACTGAGGCGCCGTCGACCGAAGACATGTGCGATGCGAATTTATCGACCGTCGCAACGAATGGCGCGGGACAGCATTTTTGCCAGTGCACGACGGGTCACTCCACTGGCGGTGTCTGCACCTCGCCGGCTTCAACCACGCCGAAGACTGACGCCCAGTGCAAGGCGCAATTCGGGCAAAGCTCCGGCGACGCGGTGACCAAGTTCGATTGGAAAGGCGGCACCACGGCGTGCTATGGCGGCTGCGTGTCTACGCCGTCGTCGATGTACGGCTCGGGCTCCAGTCAATGGGCGACGGGCCCTTGGACTACGGTGGGCGCGTCTTGCGACGGCAAGGGTGCTGGTGGGAATGGGCAGGCGACGACGGGCCAGCCCACGCCTCCTGGTGTTGACGCCGATCCTGCGGCGACGGCGTGCGTTGCGCCGACTGCTTGCGCAGGTTCGGTCAATGGCACGACGGTGTGCGTCGCTTGTACGTCAACGTCGTCGAACCAGACGACGGTGAAGTCGTCGACCAGTCCCGATGGTCAGACCACAACGGATGGGGATGTGACGACGAAGCAGACAACCGACAACGGGGACGGCACAGTGACGACAACGACGAAGACCACACATCAGGATGGGAGCGTCGACACAAGGCAGGTGACGGGGCCGAAGACGGGTGCGGGTTCATCGTCGTCGGCTGCGTCGGGGGTCGCGCCCGGCAGTGGCTTCTGTGACCAGAATCCGACGGTGTCGATCTGCCAGAAGACGACGTTCGGCGGCTCGTGTTCTAGCACGTTCACGTGCAATGGCGATGCCGTGCAATGCGCGATTGGGCAAGAGCAGCATCAGCGCGATTGCATGCTCTTCCAGCCAGAGACCCAGGGCGGGACGTTGGGTGCGGATGCGGGTGTGGGTAACCAGGCTCGTACTGACGGCGACGTGCCGAATTGGTCGCCCTCTCATCCGAGCAACGCGATCACGACGAATCTCTCGTGGCAATCGCAGATTGATCAGACGAACCCGATTGCTTCAGCGTGTCCTCAGGATCGCGGCATTCAGGTGTTCGGCAACACGTCCGTCACGCTGCCGTTCTCACAAGAGTGCGGGTCGCTGCAGCTGCTTGGCAAGTTGCTCGTCGGGCTGACTGGGCTGGCTTGCCTGTTCATCGTGTTTGGGGGGAACTGACGTGTGGGGTGCGCTGTTGGGCCTGCTTATCCAGGTCGCCGGTACGTTGGTCGGCAAGGTGCTCATCTCGCTCGGGATTGGGTACGCGTCTTACAAGGGGATCGATGTCTTCGTGGGCGCCGCTAAGCAGCAGTTTTTGGAGTCGTTGAGCTGGCTGAGTCCTGAGACTATGAACATGGTGGGCATGCTTCAGGTCGGGACGTGCGTGAACATGTTGTGCTCGGCGTTGCTCGCGCGGATGGCGCTTAAGGGCATGACGGGTGGTGCGTTGAAGTCGATGGTTCTCAAGTAATGCCGATCACTGTTGTCACTGGTATCCCGGGGCACGGCAAAACGCTGTTGACGCTGGTGCGGGTCAAGGAATTGGCGGAGCGTGAGGGTCGACCCGTCTTCTTCAATGGCATTAAGGGCCTCAAGCTCGATTGGCAAGAGCTGCCCGCGCGCGATTGGTCGGAGGTGCCGGCGAACGGGATCATGGTGATCGACGAGGCGCAGAAGGTCTTTCCGATCCGTCAGCGGTCGTCGGAGGTGCCACCTTGGGTTGCTGGCCTGGAGACTCATCGGCATCTGGGTGTCGACATCTGGCTGATCACTCAGCATCCGACGCTGATCGACAACCACGTTCGCAAGCTTGTTGATCGGCATCTGCACGTTGTGCGCGCGTGGGGTACGCACTACGCCACGGTCTTCGACTTTCGGACGGGCATTCAGGACAACCCCGAAAAGAGCAAGCGCAAAGATGGGGTCGGCCGTGAGCAGTGGCGCTATCCGAAGGCCGCGTTTGAGTGGTACGAGAGTTCTGAGAAACACACGGTCAAGACTCGCATCCCCGCGAAGCTGTGGTTCTTTCTGGCGCTGGTGTTCGTCGTGATCCCGTTGCTGCTCTGGTACGTCTACGTGCGGCTGCAGGGGCATCTGCACCCAGGTGCCGCTGGCGCGGGGTCTGCGGCGCAGTCAGCGTCTTCGCCGGCCTTGGCCAGGCCGGAGCGTGCGGTCGCGACTCGGCTGGCGGACGCGATGTCTGCGTCCGAGTACTTGCAGTTGATGCGGCCTCGGATTCCGGGGCTGGCGTTCACAGCGCCGGCTTATGACCAGCTGACCAAGCCTGTTGAGGCACCCTATCCCAGCGTCTGCGCGTATTCGCCTGACTTCCCGTGCAGGTGCTGGTCGCAACGCGGGTTCAAGCTCGAGGTGCCAAAGCCGCTGTGTGAACAGCTTGCTCGAGAGCCGATGGATCCGTACTGGTTGCGACGGGGGCCGCTTGGGTTCGAGCGTGGCCAGGGGGGTGAATCCGCGGCGTCGAGCGCGCCTGGCTCCGGCCAGGCTGTTTCGCAGGCCGATGTACAGGCGTCTGCGCGATGAGTGCGGGGGGCTGGGGTGCAACCCCAGTACAGGCCAGAGGTCTGGAGCATCAGCGATGGTTATAGCGGACCCGTGGCGCGGCTTTCCTCGCGTGGGTGGTGCCCGCGGTGCTGGTCGGCCGGCCGCGCGCCTCCAAAGCGGTTTTGGCGCATCCCTGGATGCTGCGTATCCGCGGAGCGCGGCCCGCGTCAGGCGCTCCGTCGCCGCAGCGGGCCGCGCGCAGCGCGGCCTAGATTTATTCCTAGGACAGAACAGAACCAGCAGGGGTGGGCGGTGATGCGACAGCGCCGCAACGCCCCCATCCAGTTGGATTTTTTCGAACAGTCAAAAGAAAGGCCCCGCGCGTCGCCAAACGCCAGGGCCGGTGATCACCACGAGAAAGCAGCTCATGGCAATGATTCGAATCGTACAGGAAACCCCCGGCAACTACCACGTGTACACGGGGACGGTGTCACAGAATCGCTTCCGCTGTACGCTGCGCGACCTGGGCCATGGTCATCGCGAGGCAAGCGTTAACCGCTGCGTCGACTGGAAGCACGACGGGCCGCTGCATCCCGACTCACGGGCGGCGCAGATTTTGCGGGGCGAGATTGAGGACCCGGATGCGGACGACAAGCGGGAGGCCAATATCCGGCGCGCTGCGCGGCGTGCGAAGTCGAAGATTCGTCAGCGCTGCAAGGCTCAAGGGCTCGACTCGCTGCTGACGCTGACCTACAGGGCCAATCAAGTGAATCGCGCGCTCTGTGAGGCCCATTTCAAGGCGTTTTTGCGTCGGTTGCGCAAGGCGATCCCGTGGTTCCCCTACGTGGCGGTTTTTGAGGTTCAGAAGCGGGGCGCGTGGCACGTGCATATGGCCGTTCGCAAGCTGCCGTTGACGTTGGCGGCGAGCAACGGAGTTCAGGTCAGGTCGTTCAACGTCGTCCGCGCGATCTGGCGTTCCGTGGTCGGCGACCTGGGGGGCAACATCGACATGGGTCGTTGGAAGGGCAACTCGCAGAAGTCGGCGGCGAAGTGCGCGGCGTATATCTCGAAGTACTGCCTCAAGGCCTACGCGGACGGCGAGATGGGATCGAAGCGCTACAGGGCGTCGTCGGTGGAGCTGCCCGCAGGTGAGACGGTGCAGTTCGAAGCGGCGTCGCTGGCGGAGCTGATTGACCTGGTGGTGTCGTTTGCCGTCGAGGACGGGAGAGTGCTTGCCACGTCGTGGCTGTCGCCGTTCAAGGACTGCTATTTCGTCGCTTCAGAGAGGCTTGCGTAGCGTGTTTTGTGGGCCTTGGTGTGGGTAGGTACTCGACTCGTTTTCCGCTTCTTTTTCTCGCTTGTCTAAGGTACCCCTATGGGTACGCTGACCGCCTTCAAAAAGGCGTCGTAGGGAGTTCTTGTCATGTTGGTGGGCTATGCCCGGGTGTCGAGCAGTGAGCAGGAGACCACGCTGCAGCGTGACGCCCTCAAGCGTGCGAAGGTGCGCCGCGTGTTCGAAGAGAAGCGCAGTGCGACGGCTTGGCGCCCCCAACTTGATGCGGCCCTGCGTGCGCTTGAGCCGGGCGACGTGCTGGTGGTCTACAAGGTCGACCGCGTGGCTCGTAGCCTGTCTGACCTGCTATCGATTCTTCGTCGGATCGAGATAGCCGGTGCCGGCTTCCGAAGTCTCACAGAGCCTATCGATACTTCAACGCCTGCAGGGCGTTTGATGCTGCAACTGCTCGGGGCATTTGCAGAGTTTGAGCGAAGCATGATCCGGGAACGCAGCATGGCCGGGCAAGCGGCCGCTAGAGCGCGCGGGGCTCGAATCGGGAGGCCACGATCGATGACGCCACACGTCGAGGCAGCGGTCGTCCATATGGTTGAAGCGGGGGCCGGCCTATCGGAGGCGGCGCGACGTTATAACGTACATCTCTCCTCTGCCAAGCGCGCTGTTCTGCGTGCGCGCGACGGGGTGTAGGATTTCAGCCATTGGGTCACCATGGACGCGAGTTGTATGTCGCTCGTGTGGTGGGCGTGTTGACGAGGAAAGCTATGAAAATCACAAGCGGGCCGATGACGGTCCTTCATACCGGGTCTGTCCAGTCCTTCGGCGGCCTCAGCTCTGTCATTTTTCACTTGGCAGACAACTATCGCGTCGTTGTTTTTGTCATGCGGGGCGAGCCGGATTCCTCACCAACGATTCAAGGTATTGAGGACGACGACGGCTATCAACTGCGCATCATTAATGTCCCGCCGCCGATGCTCGGGTGGGGGCCTGCGAACCCTCTTCAACTGAATGTCAACGGCGTTTTGCACTACGCCGCGTTGCGCGTCTCAGTCAACGGTGAGTACAGTTCGTTCACCGTGCACTACACAATCTACAAGGGTATAGAGGCGCAGTGATATGGCAACGAACCTGACACCTCCCTCTCCTCTGCCGCCAAGAGCCTTGGGGACGGCTATTCGAGGTGACGCGCCCGGCTCGTATCCCGAAGTGCCCGCCTCGCATACCGTGTACACGGTGCTTGGGACGGGGCACTTCTGGGGCTTCTTGGCTCTGGTACTCGTGCTTGCAGCAGTTGCCTACGCGACTCGTGGTGGCACGATTGCCGAGGGCTTGGGAACCATCAAGGACGTGCTGGTGCCTCTCGTAACTCTGTACCTAGGCTACATATTCGGCAAGGGCAACGTCAAGACGTCCGCCGACCGTAAACGCAAACGTTAGCCGCCGACTCTCTTGACGCCGGCTCGGCACGGGGCCTTAACTATCATGAGATAGTTTTCAATAGCATATTCCTCTCGCGATGGATTTCGTGGCGTGGCAGAGACCCCGCGGCAACGTCGTACCACTGCCCTCGGGTAGAAGCAGCAGTCACATCCCTCTTGTTGTTGGGTAATATCCCCCCAAATCAGAGGAGGCAATGTGGCAAAAAAAAGCGAGGATGCGCTTACGCGCAAGGACTTGGACGGTTTCGTTGATCGTCGTCCGTTCAACGTGGCTGTCGTCGAAGAGGTTGGTCGCACCGTTAGATGGCTGATCGCATTCGGCGCAGGTATTGCTTTCTTCCACTACGTCAGCGAAATCATGGGTTCGCTCGCTGGAAAGACTACTACTGCCAATGTGGTGCTGAACATGCTCGGCAGCCTCAATTTCTCCTCGACGTTGGCCTGGGCGGGCACGGTAAGTGCCATCGCGTACGGGGCGGGACAGAAGAGCTTGCGCAAGCGAACGGTTAGCAACTTGCACGCACACATCCGCAACCTAGAGACCAGACTCGACCCGAATCGCTCGTCGAGCGAACTGGCGACGACCGGTGAAACCAACCCAAAGGATCAATGATGAACGCACTGCCAGGCCTCATCTCTCTTGCGATCCTCGTGTACCTGGTGCTGGGCCCGCTCAACGAGTTGCGGGTGGACTACCTGCGCCACCGGCTGTTTGTCATCCGCACAAGGCTCTTCGACGAGGCTGCCGCAGGGAGGATCTCCTATGACAGCCACGCTTACCAGTACACGCGAACGGTGATAAATGGCATGTTGCGATTCGGGCACCGCGTCAGCTATGCTAGGGCGCTCACTGCGCGCGCGGTGATGAAGAAGGCTGACATTCGAGTCGCTGCCAAGTGTCAGCAATGGGCGATGGCCAATTCCGATGATTTGGAACGCGACATCGCCGAGCGATATCTGCGTGACGCAAACATCGCTGTTATGAAGCACCTTGCCACGTCGCCTTTCGTGGGCATCGCGCTTATTCCGTTGGTCGCGTGGCTGCTGATGGTGGCTGCTGGATTTAGTGTCTTTAGCTGGGTCTTGCGGCTGGCACCTGCTTTGACGCTAAAGCTCGATCAAGCGGCTTTCGAAGAAGGGCGTGCGATATATCGCGGCCGAGAGACAGCGGCGAGTGCGACTGCCTACTGATAGGCACTCTGGATAAAAAATGGCCCGCATCGCGGGCCATTTCGTTGGGCGTCGTTTGGCCAGTGGTTTCTGACTGCGCGCGGGCATGCGTGTTGGCCTGACGACATTACGGAGCCGCTCGCGGCCGAAAGCAGTCCGTCGCCGGAGTCAGCTTTCGTGTAGGCTGACGGTGTTGCGGGCCTTCCTGACATCGCATGAACACCTTGACTGAGCAGCAAGCCTTCTTGGCGATGTTTCGGTTTTTCGAAGGCATCTACGAATCGACGCAGCCCGATGACATTGGCAGCCTGCTTGGCTCGATGTCGCTCTTGGCCGATCGTGTCCCGGCGGACTCGGCGCTCAGAGCAGATTGGGTATCTGCCGTTCGCGCCGCGCTCGACGGCAAGGTTGACGCAACGATGCGTCCTGGCCCGGCTACTTGA